GGGGGCCTGCTGCCCGGTAGTTATGTCGGTAGTGTTGACAATACCACCCGCCTGTCCCATAATTGGGGTGTGATACACGAGCACCCACATAGCCCGCAGGGCGAGAAGGAGAGAGATGACTGTCGTAACAGGGCGCGGGACTGGCGTTAGCAAGATGGGGCGCAAGCCTCTATATACGGCCAAGCAACGCGACAGGGTGCTGGCACTGCGCACCGCAGGCATGACCGTCCGCGCCATCGCGGCAGAGACCGGCGTCAACAAGACCTCCGTCCACCGCATCTGCAAGCAATATGGTGCCGCATGACCGATGATGCCAGGCACCACAACGCCGCTGTCCCGGAAAGCCTCTATTACGGCGACAAACGACTCGACTCCCTGCTGGAGCGCCTCGAGACAGCCCTCTACGACATCGCAGTCGATGCCAACATCCCCACCATGAGCGTCGTCGGCGTCCTCGAGCTTATCAAGCACAGGCTCCTCGCCGATCACGACAGCGGAGCTTGAGCCCACAGGATACCGCACATGGCCAAGGAGAGGTGGAAAAAAGAGTTCCTGATCGGGCTGAGGCAAGGCAGGCCCGTGGACCAGTGCGCCCGCATGCTCGCCGGCCTTACGCTCCAGCAGGTCCACGACGCCAGGCAAGAAGACCCGGAGTTTGCCGCCGAGTGGGATGCCGTTGTCCCGCTTGAGAGTTTCGGACCCAAGCGCGAACTCACAGCCCAGGCCCTCGAAGCCCTCCTGTGGGCGCAATGCTCCGATGAAGAGACAGCCGCCTATTTCGGCATGGAAGTCGGCGAGTTCAAAGCCATCGTCGCGATCGACGACGGCCTCACCAGAGCCTACAAACTCGGACCCGCCGGCGGACGCGCCGCCCTCAAACGATCCCAGATGGAACGCGCCATGTCCGGCGATACCACCGCCCAGACCTGGCTCGGCAAGCAATACCTCGGACAAGCCGACAAGGTCGATAGCACCATCACTCATAAACGGGAGCTCTCCCCGCGCGAGATGGCCGAAGGCATGCTCCTCATCATGAAGCAAGGAGAGATCGACGCCGCCGCCGCTATCGACATCACCGCCGAGAGCATAGAGGTCGGACAGGATGACTGACCACTCCACAAGGAGCCGCCGCCCGTGACCGACATCGACGCCATGCAAAAGCGCATAGAAGACATGGACCCGGCCGCACGCGCCGCCCTGGAAGCACAACTCATCAAAGCCCTCCACGGACGCATCGGCATGCCGCAACCCGGCCCGCAACTCGACGCCTACTTCTCCAAAGCCGACGTCATGCTGTTCGGTGGTTGTGTGTCCGGCGACACAGAGTTCCTCACGGAATACGGATGGAAAAGCATAGAGGACTACGAGCATGGTGATAAGGTCGCACAATGGGACAAGGATACCGGAGCCATAAGCCTGTCCTACCCGTCCGGGTACATAAAAGACACCTGCCGGTCGCTCCTGCATTTTAGCAATAGCCGCGTGTCCATGGTGTTAAGCCATCAACACCGCATGCCGCTTTACGACTGGAAGGGCACCTTCACAGTAAAAGAAGCCCAAGCCGTCGCCCGAAACCCGTCAAAACACACCATCCCAACAAGCTATACCACCACGCAGCCGGGGATAAACCTGACAGATAACGAACTGCGGCTGGCCGTCGCCGTACACGCTGACGGAAACCTCTACATCAGAGACGACAGAACGGCGCATTGCCGCATTAGTGTCAGAAAGGAAAGGAAAAAAGAACGCCTCCTCTGGTTGTTCGCCCAACTCGGCATTAAGCCGCACATCTACCAAAACCCCAAAAGACCAACAGAGGTCAGATACGGATTCGACTCGCCGGTTTCGACAAAAAGGTTTAGCGGGTTTTGGTGGCGCGCGTCCCAATGGCAACTTCAAATAATCCTTGAAGAAATTTCTTACTGGGACGGGGACTACGCAGGCTCGAAAGGCGGCGATATTTGCTACAACTCAACAAATTGGGTGGACGCTGATTTTATACAATATGCCGCGCATTCCTGCGGCCGTTACGCGACCATATCAACAAGGCCGCCGTGCAAGGCGAACCATGCGGCGCAACATAGAGTCCACATCTCTAAAGAAGGGTCTGTCAAATCAAAGGTGGTCCTGAGAAAAGACGCCATAAAAATAGAACAGACGGACCACAAGTGGATGTATTGCTTTGAAACCCAAACCTCTTTCTGGCTCGCCCGCCATGACAAAAAAATATTCATTACAGGAAACTCCCCAGGCGGCGGGAAGTCTGTCTTATGTATATTGCTGGCTCTCAACGAACACCACAAATCTCTCATCGTCCGCTCCGCCTTCACAGACCTGCGCGCCGTCGTGGATACGGCTAAGAAAATAGTCGGCACAGACAAAGGCTTCATCGGCGGCTCAAGGCCGGAATACCGCAAGAAAGACGGCGGTGTCATCCACTTCATGGGACTGCCAGAAGACGGCGGCGTTGGCGGGATGCAAGGGGAAGACCACGACCTTATTTGTGTGGACGAAGCCGCCACAGTAACAGAGAACCAGGCCCGCCTCATCATGGGATGGCTGAGGACAGACAGGCCGGGACAGCGCACCCGCGTCGTCATGGCCTCCAACCCGCCCCTCGACAGCACCGGCGATTGGCTAATAAACTACTTTGCTCCCTGGCTTGATGAGAACCACCACAACAAAGCCGAGCCCGGCGAACTGCGGTGGTTCCTGCCCACCAACGAAGGCCCGGACGTCGAGGCACAGGAAGGCGACTCCACATATATAGACGGCATCGTCGATAGCTACGGCGAGCCTGTTAAAATCTACGCAGAAAGCAGGACGTTTATCCCGTCCAAATTTACGGACAATAAATACTATCGGCCGGAAGATTATGCTAAACGCCTCGCTGGCCTGCCCGACGAGGCCCGCAAAATCCTCGCCACTGGCAACTTTATGGCGGAGCGCACAGACGATATGTGGCAACTCATCCCCACGCCATGGGTCCGCGCCGCCGTCGAGCGCTGGCGCAACAGGCCCTCCGGCGTGGCCATGTCCGCCCTCGGCGCCGACGTCGCCCAAGGCGGAAACGACCAGGCCGTCATCGCCAAACGCTATGATTGGTGGTACGACAAACTGCGTGTCATACCGGGGAAGCAAGTCCCGGAAGGGGCAGACCTTGCCGGGTTCATCGTTGCAGAACGCCGCGACCAGTGCGACGTCACTATCGACATGGGCGGCGGATACGGCGGCGCCGTCAAACTCGCCCTCCTCAATAACGGTATCGAGGTCCACGAGTATAAAGGCGGACGGGCATCAGCCGCGCGCTCCGAACTCGACAAGCTGGAGTTCTGGGACCTCAAAGCCGAGGTTCTCTGGCGTCTGCGCGAAGCCTTCGACCCCAACCAGCCCGGCGGCGCCCGGATCGCCATCCCCAACGACCCGGACCTCATCGCCGAACTCACGGCCATACGCTACCTCCCGCCGCCAAACCATAGGGGGAAAATCAAGATCGAGCCCCGCGAGGTTACAATCAAACGCTTCGGCCGCTCCCTCGACCGGCTCTACGCCGTCGCCCTGTGCAACTGGAAAGGGCCTAAAAACATCACGCCGGCGCACCCTGCCCACACAGCGCCGCGCGGAAGGGCAAACCCACCCAAGGTCAAGGTTGGATACCAGAACAGGAAAAGAAGAAGAGGCTAGACAACCCCCACACTCTGATGATGGGCAGGTCATTATAATATCCTTGCTTTTCCCTCGAAAGCATTTCATAATCAGCGGCGACATACCTTTCTCGCCCCCACCCACCCCACGGGAGAATTACAACTATGGCAAACAAAGCAATCGTAAAATCACTCCATTCAAGTGGAGGCAAATTTCAGTGCGGCCTCAATAGTGACGCCGACCTTGTTATTAACGGGCGTTTCGCAACCCGCGTGCCGGATAAAAAAGTCGAACTTTTTGACGACTTTCTGGGCGACGTTATCGCCGACCAGTGGAACGTGGTCGAAGGCGCCGACACCACGACATCCGATGCCGCCGTCAACAACCAGCTCGGCGGTGTCCTGCGCATGACCACGGGCGACAGCGCCACGGTTACGTATGCAGGTAACGGCATCCAGATCACGCAGGGCGCTTTCTACAACTGGAAAGCCGCCAACGGCGGTCTGCGCATGGAGGCACGCATTAAAATCGACGCCATCACGCTCGTTGCCTTTTTCGTCGGTTTCACGGACCTCGGTACATTCGAGGCCCCCATCGAGTCAGCCGGGTCGGCCAACACCATCACAACCAACGCTTCTGATGCCGTCGGCTTCTTCTTCGATACGCGCATGACGGACGACAAGCTTTGGATCGCCGGCGTCAAGGCTAACACGGATGCCACACACGCTAATACCGGAACGGCCCCTGTCGCCGCCACGTGGATCAGGCTTGCTATCGAGGTTAATGCGGACGGCGATGCCACGTTCTTCATCAACGGCTCGGCTGTCGGCAAGGTTACTGACGCTGTCACGACCTCCACCGCTCTCACCCCCACTATCGCGGCGACTTCGCTCGATAGCGGCACCTCCAAACTGCTCGACGTTGACTATATCCATGTCGAGATGGACCGTGTCTGATGGGTGACGTGGCTGACTTTACGATTTCCAGAGGAACGCGAGGCGATATTGATGATATCGTTGCGTCAGCCACGAGGTTTTATGAGTCCACGGATCAACATGGCCGCCTGACTATAAACAAGGGAAACTACAGGGCTACTCTTGAGGAGTTTATCGACAACCCTTATGTCTGCTCACTTCTGGCGCGGGCTGCCTCTGGGGAACTTCTTGGGTATATGCACATCTATTGCCAGAACGACTATACAGTCGAGATGGTCGGGGAGATGTTCCAGATGTATGTGGAGCCGGCTGGTCGCGGGAAGGGGGTATCAAGGGCGCTTGTCGAGGCCGCTCTTGAGCAATATAAAAAATGGGGGTGCGTCCGCCTTTACGCCGAAGGCGCCGCCGGTATTGAAGATGGTGGCGTGAACGACAAATTATTCGAGAATTTGTGGACGAGGTACGGATACAAAAAACAAGGAATAGTTATGATGAAGGAGTGCGCATAATGGGAGGAAAAAAGCCTAAAGTTCCTGAGCCCCCTCCACCTCCGGCGGCCCCACCGCCCATGCCTGTGCCTGACGATGTGCAGACGAAGACGGATGAGAAAAAGCGGGCGGCGCGCCGTATTCAGACATCCGGGCGCCAATCCACACTTCTAAGCGAACGTGATCCACTTGGCGGAGCCTGAGCCGCCCTGACGAAAAGGACGGTTAATGGCAAGCGATTACGAAACCCTGCTAACGCAAAGTTCAAGGCTTTTTGAGGAAGCCGGGCCGTTGCGGTCGCTGCAACAGGAACTCGCCCTAAATTTTTACCCGGAAAGGGCTGATTTTACAGGGGCATTGCCACTTGGCACTGACTACGCCGCGCATCTGACCACCTCTTACCCGCTCGGCACGCGCCGGGATTTGGCCAATATCTTCACAACCATGCTGCGCCCGGACGAGCGCATCTGGGCCAAAATGTCCACGCGCAATTACGCCGATCTCCCGGAAGACGGAAAACGCTGGCTTGAAACCGGCACATATATTCTGAGAAACGCTCTTTACGACAATGACAGCGGGTTTGCCAGAGCCACGTCCCAGGCCGACGACGACATTGCCGTTTTTGGGCAGTCTGTCCTGTCCTGCGAAATGAACTGGCGGAAAAGGGCGCTTTTATTCCGCTGCTGGCACCAGCGCGACGTTGTGTGGCGCGAGACGGCCGAGGGGACCGTGGGGCGCGTGGACCGCAAATGGTGCCCGACGATCTCCGACCTGAACGTCATATTTAAGGGCAAAATCAGCGACAAACTTAAAAAACACCTGTCCAAAGACCCGTATAAAAAAATCGAGGT